AGAGAAGAACCGCTGATAGGCGTTATCGAGTGCGCGCACAGCCATTTGCAAGGCATGGACAGGAACAGCCTTAAGCCAATCGACCTCGGCTCTGAGGGTAGTGATCTCGCTTTGCTGTTGATTGTAGAAGATGCAATGCGACTGCCCCCATGTCTTCCGCTGGTCCAACGCTAGGTTATAGACCGTTCGGCACGCTCCCACCCATTGAGCGAAATGGCTGGATTGATCCTCGGTCGGTTCCAGCCGATAGACATTGGCGCGCTGGATCAGCATCAAACTTCTTTCTGCCGTTCGATGTATCGCTTGATCACGGCCAGTGGTGCGCCTCCTGTCGTGGCGACGAAATACGAATTGGTCCAAAGTGACGGCAATCTCGTTCGAAGCGTGCGGAACTCTGACCGCAGCAAAAACGAGGAGCGGCCTTTGATGGCCTTGACCACCCGATGAATACCGAATTGCGGATCGACACCGGCAAACAGCAGATGCACGTGATCCGGCATCACTTCCATCTCGACCAGTTCCACGCCCATCTCGGCACACATAATTCTAACAATCTCCTTGAGACGGTCATCAATCGGAGAGATCAGAACCCGCCTGCGATACTTCGGACAGAACACGACGTGGTATTTGCAATCGAACACGACGTTCGAATTTGACTTTATCTCGCGTGCCATAGCTATTATATAGCACAACGCTATCTATGGTGCAAGAGGAAAAAGAGGCGCTTACCCCACGCCTAAAGGCGGGGGATTGCGCGCCAATTTCGGTCACTGGGGCAGGCGTGTTATTTGGAATTGACGGCTTGACCGCATCGAAAAACTATGCTAGCGGCAAAAGGGAAGGGTTCTAGACGCACGTCTGGACTTTCCCGGCCCTCCCATAACGGAGAGCCCAGGCGGCTATCCCAAGCCAATCCTTCATTCCCGCAAGAACAGATCCGGCAACCGCTCGTGCGTATGGCGTTTGTCGTGTCGCCGCCATGCCGCGTTCGCATCCTTGATCGCAGTGCGCGTAATCGCACAAAGTTGCATGACAAGCAGTTTATGACGCGGATCGCTCTTGTGGATGGAAACCAGTGTCTTTTCCAATTCCGCGACTTTGGCTGTAGCATTCATTGGGCATGTCCCATGACGTTGAGCGGCTACCCTTCGCGCAATGCTGACCGAGCGTCAGCCCCGGGAACTACCTATGGCCGGGACGCGCACCGGGAACATTCGACTGTCTAGCGGTTTGAAGCCGGGCAGTCCTACCCCATGCCCCTTGTGCGGCAATCCATCGTCGGCTCGCTTATGGTCGCTGGCCTCGAATTCGCGCCGGATGGCGTCAAGCTCAGGCCGCGCGAATGATCCGCTTTGAAGGCGCACCGCTCCCGCCGTCCGACCCCAAACTGAAACGGGCTGCGGCGATTCCTGGTGGCAAGGATCGCCCCGCCGTCACGCCAGTGCTAGAAGCCAAGGTCAATCGCATCATCGCGCCGATCAACGTCACGAAAAAGATCGTCACGGAAAATGCTGGCGTCACAAAAAATCGTGGCCGCCCAAAGAAGGACGCGACGATGAGCCAAGCCGACCGCGCTAAGGCGTATCGCAAGCGGCGCAAGGCCAGCGCGCCATGATCGCCTTGAAGGCAATATATGCCAGCCCTTCGGAACATTAGGCACGAGCGCTTCGCTCAGGAGCTAGCGAAGGGAAAAGAGGCGGGCGAGGCATACGAAGCCGCCGGTTTCACCGCTAATGACGGCAATGCTCGCCGATTGAAGCAAAATGAAGCAATAATGAAGCGTGTTGAAGCTCTTTTGAGCGAACGTGAGCATATCCACGTCAAAGCCATAGAGCGGGCGATTGAAAAGACCGGGATTACTATCGGGCGAGTTATCGAAGAGCTTGCCAAGATCGGGTTCGCAGATATCCGCAAGGCCGTGCGATGGTCCGGCATAGCGTCGCCCGATGACGGCGGCCAAACGAGTACGTTGGTCGAGGTTGTCGCCAGTTCGGATATTGATGCGGATACGGCGGCGGCGATCTCCGAGATTAGCCAAAGCGACAAAGGCGCGCTGAAAATCAAGTTCCACGACAAGCGCGCTGCGCTGGTAGATATCGGGCGCCATCTCGGGGCCTTTCCCAGCAAGGTTGAGGTAGTGGGCAAAGATGGCGGCCCAATTGAATACCGAGACCTCAGCGGACTATCCGACGCCGAACTTGATGCGCTTGAAAGCCTTGGCGCAAAGGTTGCCATCTCGGGAAGAAATCCGAGCGGAGAGACTTCGAAGGGCTAAGGTCAAATGCCAAAGCCTAATCGGTTTTACCGAGACGACATATCCCCGGTATCGCGCCGCTCCGCATCACAAGTTCATCGCGGCGCAATTGGAAAGGGCGTTTCGAGGAGAAATAGATCGGCTGATGCTGATCATCCCGCCTCGGTTTGGCAAAAGCGAGTTGGCCTCGCGCCGGTTCCCGGCTTGGGCGCTGGCGCAAAATCCGCGATTGCAATTTATCTCGGCGTCGGCTGGCGCGGACTTGGCGCATGATTTCGGCCGCGAAGTTCGCAACATCGTCACTTCGGAGGATTATCAATCCATCTTCGCGACCCGGCTCGCCCAAGACGCCAAGGCGGCTAACAAATGGGTGACAAGCGAAGGCGGTTCCTATTACGCGGTCGGTGTCGGATCGAACGTTTTCGGGCGCGGCGCTGATATCCTGCTGATAGACGATCCTTTCGGCACGATGGAAGACGCCGATAGCGAGTTGGCTCGCGAGCGCGTCTGGAAATGGTATCAGGGCTCGCTTTACAACCGCTTGCAGCCCGGAGCCTGTATCGTCGTCATCGGCCATCGGATGCACGAAGATGATTTGCAGGGGCGGTTGCTCGCGCAACAATCGCAGGGCGGCGACAAGTGGGAAGTGGTCAATCTTCCCGCGATAGCCGAAGCGGCCGATCCGTTGGGGCGCGAGCCTGGGGAAGCGCTTTGGCCCGAAAGATTCCCGGTTGAGGCGCTGGCGCGTATCGAAGCCAACAGCATCCCGCGCTATTACAGCGCGCTCTATTGCGGGCGCGGGTCGCCGGCACAGGGCGACATGTTCAAGCCGGACAAACTGGTTAAGCGTGACGATCGCGGCGAATGCGCGATTTGGGTCCGGGCCTGGGATTTGGCGGCGTCAAAGGCCGGCGATTATACTGTTGGCGTTCTGATGGGGCGCACCGGAGATGGTCGATACGTTATCGCCGACGTGCGTCGAATCCGAGGGACGCCCGATGAGGTCGAGGCTCTGATAGCCGAAACCGCCACGACGGATGGCGTCGGCGTCCGGATATCGCTTCCGAAAGATCCTGGCCAGGCAAGCCTGTTTCAAGTCCAATATCTGACGACTAAACTTGCCGGTTTCATCGTTTCGAATTCCCCGGAAGCGGGCAACAAAGAGGTTAGAGCCGAACCGCTCGCTTCTCAGGTCAATGTCGGCAACGTGTCCATAGTTCGCGGAGACTGGAATTATGGCTACACCGACGAGCTTCGCGCCTTTCCAGTCGGCGCCCATGATGATCAAGTCGACGCCAGCTCTCGCGCATTCCAATTCCTATGCGAAGAAACGGGGCTTTTTGTCGTGAGCGACGGATTGCTCCAGGCGGTATCAATGCGGTCGCGACGCGGGGCAAAACGCTTTGGCCGGTAAGATTTCCGCGTCACGCGCCAAGCCCGCGCCGAAACCTGAAATGTCGGCGGAAGAGCAGACCAGGGCTTTTTCGCGCGCATTCGAAAGGATGCTAAGAGGACCGGCGCGTCGCAAGCCAAAGCTGACCGCTGCCGAGTTGTTTAGGCCATACGAGCCGTCGCCGGGCGTGTTGCCGGCCGGGATGAAAGCCGCCGACGTCCGCTCGTCTGGCATGGCAATGGACGAAGCCCCCGGCGGCGGTTTTGGTTCCTGGGCTAGCGGCGTGTTCGGTGAAGGCCTCGTGTTCGCGGGGTATCCGATCCTCGCCGAAATGGCTCAGCGATCGGAATACCGTCGCGGCGTCGAAGTCATCGCCGGGGAGCGGACGCGCAAATGGATCGAATTCGAGGCCATCGGCGACAAAGACAAAAGCGACCGCATCAGCGCGATTGAGAACCGTCTCAACGAGCTTAGGGCGCGGGATATCCTGCGCAAGGTCATTTCGTATGATGGCTTTTATGGTCGCGGCCATCTTTACCTCGATACGGGCGACGGGCAAGACCCTGGCGAGCTAGGGACGGATATCGGTAACGGCCGGTCTAAACTGAGCCAAAGCAAGATTTCGCCAAAGCACCCGATCCGAGCGCTAAAGGCAATCGAACCCGTTTGGACGTACCCGACAAACTACAACGCATCCGACCCGCTCGCCGACGACTGGTACAGGCCGGACGTTTGGTATGTTATGGGAAAACGCATTCATCGCTCGCGGCTGATTCCGATGATCACGCGTGAGGCCCCTGATCTGTTGAAGCCGGCCTATTCGTTCGGCGGCGTCCCACTGACGCAACTGATGAAGCCTGCCGTTGATATATGGCTTCGCACCCGCGATGGCATCGGTGATCTTATCGCGGCTTTCACAACCTACGTGTTGAGCACCGATCTATCCACGCTAGTTCAGCAAGGCGGCGAAGAAAAGCTGTTGCGTCGCATCGCCTTTTTCAACGAGTGCCGTGACAACCACGGTCTCATGGTCCTTCACAAAGACAAGGAAGAGTTCACGAACGTCTCGGCCCCGCTAAGTTCGTTGGATATCTTGCAACAGCAATCGCAAGAGCATGTCGCAACGGCGGCGAGCATCCCGCTGGTGAAATACATCGGCGATCAGCCGTCCGGGTTGAACGCTTCCTCTGAAGGCACGATCCGCATGTTTTACGATACCATGAGCGCGGATCAAGAGGCCCATGATCGGCCGATCATTCAGACGCTTGTTGACTTCGTGCAGCTTTCGCTTTTCGGCGACATAGACGAAGAAATCACGTTCAAATTCAAATCGCTTTGGGCGCTTGACGGAAAAGAAGAAGCCGAGGTTAGAAAGACCAGGGCTGATACGGATCAAATCTATGTCGATTTGGGAGCTATTTCGCCAGAGGAAGTCCGGGCGAATCTTGCGACCGATCCGGCTAGCCCTTATGATGGCCTGGATATCGAGGATATGCCGTCGCTCTTGGAAGAGGAAATGGCCGGCCTAGAACCCCAGGGCGGACGCCCCGATCCGATTGCCGGCAAGAAGGCCGCATAGTATGTTCCCGTCCTTGCGGGGATACATGCGTGGTCGAAATTTTCCTGTGGGAACTTATCCTGGCCTCCAATGGGATTGACCAAGAAGGCGTCACGCCCGTTGCTTCGCCGCCCGCGCCCGCGCGAGATGACATTGCGCCCGATCCGGGCAAACGCGGGCTTGGAAATGCAGTTCCGCGGCAAGCTTCTGGTGATGGTGGAAGAGCTTCACAAATCGACCCTCTATTGGGTGAAAGCGGCCTATAACCAGAATGAGCCGGAAATCGCGCAGCTAGGCCAGGACGAAAGCCCAGCGGCGGCGCTCCGGGGCGCGATGAAGAGGCTTAGCGACCGATGGTTGCGCAATTTCGACGAAGCCGCCCCCAAGCTCGCGGCATGGTACGCGACGGCGGTTAAGGACCGATCCGACGCGGCGCTGAAAAAAATTCTCAAGGATGGTGGATTTTCCGTTGAATGGAAAATGACTGCCGCGATGAATGATGCGATGCAAGCCACAATTGGCGAACAGGTCGCGCTGATCCGCTCGATTCCGGCCCAGTATTTTACCCAAGTCGAGGGGATGGTCATGCGCAGCGTCCAGACCGGGCGCGCGATTGGTGACCTGGCGAAAGACCTGGAAAAGCAGTTCGGCGTCACGAAGCGCCGGGCTCAGTTTATCGCGCTCGATCAGTCCAACAAGGCAACAGCGACGCTTACCCGCGTTCGCCAGCTTGAATCGGTCGGCGCCGATGCTGAGGCCATATGGGTTCATTCGGCGGGCGGGAAGACCCCGCGTCCAAGCCATGTGAAAGCAAGCAAAGACAAGGTTCGGTTTTCGGTTGCTGACGGGTGGGTAGACCCCGCGCTTGGTAAGGCGATTTGGCCGGGGACGGAGCCGAATTGCCGATGCGTCAGCAAGCTCGTCATCCCCGCTCTGGATAAGTTGAGAACATAGAGGTTCCGCCATGCCTGTCATCCTGAAAAACAACAAGACGCGCGGCTTTGGCCGCAACGCCAGCAAGCCGACCGTTCACGCTTTCCTCCACCCCGGAACCGCCGACGCGCTCGCGAGGTTGCCGGGGGTTGCCAAGGCTGATGACGCCCCGGCCGTCACGACGACTGTGGTTCTGACGGGGCTCGGGCAGCGTGGCAATAGCCCGACCTTGGTTGATGATGGCGATACGGAAAGCGGCGACCTATCCGACCACTAGGCAGAAGTTAGGCTCAAGTGGGAAGCCTCCGCAAGGGTCACGACACAACGAAAACTTTTATTGCTTTGACGGTTTGTTCAGGCGCGTGCCGAGAATATTCCGATTCAAGCAGGAAGTCCGCGTGGACGCGTAGCTCATACATGGAAGCATCTTCAATCGGAAGGAAG